GAATACACTCTCGAACTTGCTCAGGACTTGAAAGCAATTCATGGTCTTGATGCAGAGCAAGAACTCGCTAACCTATTGTCTAGTGAGATCCTTGCTGAAATCAACCGTGAAGTTGTTAGAACTGTATATACAGTTGCTAAGCCTGGTGCTCAGAACAACGTTGCTAACGAAGGCGTATTCGACCTAGACGTTGACAGTAACGGTAGATGGTCAGTTGAGAAATTTAAGGGACTTATGTTCCAGATTGAAAGAGATGCTAACGCTATCGCGCAGCAAACTCGTCGTGGAAAGGGCAACTTCATCATCACTTCTGCTGATGTAGCTTCTGCTCTTGCTATGAGTGGTACTCTTGACTACTCCTCAGGTCTTAATAGCTCTGGTGGACCTTCCATCGGTGAAGTTGATGACACTGGAAACCTACTTGTAGGTACAATGAACGGACGCATTAAGGTCTTTGTTGATCCTTATTCTGCTAACGTTTCCAACACTCACTACTATGTTGTTGGATATAAGGGTACTTCACCTTATGACAGTGGACTGTTCTACTGCCCATACGTTCCCCTACAAATGCTCAGAAGCATTGAACCATCTACCTTCCAGCCCAAGATTGGCTTCAAGACTAGATACGGTATGGTTGCTAACCCATTTGTTGTACAGTCTAATGGTACTCCTGATGCTGAAGCTCTTACTGCTTCACGCAACCAGTATTACAGACGTGTACGTGTTGCAAACCTTACCTGATACAGGTTTATATTTTACAAGACCTCCTTCGGGGGGTCTTTTTTTATGCACCTAAATAATTAAGACATGTCCCTTATATTATGAACGGTAGAATTGACAAGGTACACATGACTGCTTACATTATGAAAATGAAAACTTGTCTGGATGATAAGTCATGGTATCCTGAATGGGATGATAAGCAGCGTGCAGCTGCACAGCGTATTTTAATTAACGTATTGGAGAGATTAGACGAATACCATCAATGAAGGAAAACATCTCACTAGAATTACTACTATGCCTATCACCATTGGCAGTAATTTTTATTGTAATGAAACTAGCGTTATGGTTAAACGAAACTGTGTCTTTTAATTCTGAAACTGAGAAATTAAAACGTATGCAGAGAGGACCATATGGTCCATATGGTGAACTCGGTCATCCTAATGGTCATACTATCAATCTTGATAAAGTATGGGATGATTTTGAGATAGAAGATGTCACAGATTCAGTTTCTGACTGGGAGGATTTCTGGAGAAATGAAGACACCCGTTAAACAAAATAGAATAATTGAATTTCCTTTTTATGATATGGGAAATAATACATACACAAAAGAAGAAGTTGACTTGCTAATTGAAAAAGCAGTAGAAACTGCTGTAGCAGAAGCAAAGCGTATTGATGAAGAGTCAATGAGTAAACATAATAGAGATGCAACGATCATTAGTATGATCTTAGGATTCACATGTCTTGCATTATTTGTAGATGGATTACTTCGTATACTTGGTATCATTCCACCATTCATGGATCTTGATGTTAATATTTTAGAAAGAATAGTTAGTAGAGTAGAAACTGACGTTATTCATAAATTGAAATTAGTACCTAATCCGTTCAGATAAATACTAATATAGCTTGGGAAGTTGACATGTCTGCTCAGTGGTATAAAGAACAACCTACCAATAGGAATTTTTTAAATCCTATTGGATATCTCTTAAAACTGGAAAAGTTTGATGGAGTAGATTTTTTCTGCCAAACAGCAAATGTCCCTGACATTACAATGCCAACTACTGAAGTAGCAAGTCGTTGGAGAAATTTACCTATCGTTCCTGGTGGTGGAGTAACGTTTGGTGATTTTACTGTACGTTTTATTGTTGATGAAGATCTGATAAATTATAACTCTATTCATAAATGGATGAGGGATAATGGTAATGCAGATGAAATGCAACGTACTACATCTGAGTTGGATATCTATACCAACGCACAGCTACATATCGTTACGTCCCAATACAATCCAGCATTCATTGTAGAGTTTAGAGATATCTTTCCAGTGTCTTTAAGTAACCTACAGTTTGATGCTACAATAACTGATGTGGAATATATTACTGCAGAGGTGACATTCAAACACCAGCAGTTCTTCCTTCGTGATAAACAAATGAAACCCTTATGAATTTTGAATCTCTTCGTAATAAATTTGAAAATTTAAGAGAGCAATGGGCGGAAGATTCTGCAGTTGACTTTCAATTCAAGAACAAACAATATACCACAGATCTGGGACAACTCGCGTTAGACATCCCTTTTCAACATAATAAATACTTAAACCATTACACTGACATCTCTCAGATCAAAGCTTCACTTGAATTTGAGATCCGTAAATTGGTTAGACAAAAGCGTGAGTATTACTCTGGAGAAGCAGACGCTAAAGTTTACGCTGAAAAACCATTTGGATCAAGCATTAAGACTTCCGAGAAAATGAAAACTTATCTTGAGAGCGATGATGAAATCATCCAACTTGAGGCGAAGATCAAGTATCTAGATCAGATGTTGTACTGGTTGGATCAAGTCATGCGTCAAATTTCCAATAGAGGGTTTCAGGTCAAGAGTGCTATTGAATGGGAGAAATTTGTTAACGGACAATGATGACCACCCTTTCTATTAAAAAGAAGAACGAAGTTTATATTACAATTAATGCTAAGGAACCACATGTCCATCAGGAACTGTCGGACTACTTTACCTTTGAGGTTCCTGAAGCTAAGTTCTTAAAAAGAAATCCTAGATACAAATACTGGGATGGAACTATACGTCTATACTCACCAGGTACAGGCGAACTTTATCATGGTCTAAGAAAACACTTAGAGTTATGGGCATACGAAAGAAGGTATAATATTGAGTATGAAAAAAATGATTGGTATGGAGATGTAGATGATCCTAATGGTTTTGTTTCTCCTGTTGGTATTAAAACCTTCATGGATAAAATTGTTCGATCAGAAATTAAACCTCGTGACTACCAATACAAAGCAGTCTACGAAGCTATAAAAAATAATCGCAAGTTACTTCTTTCTCCTACGGGATCTGGGAAATCTCTTATGATTTATTCCCTCGTCAGATACTATACTGCTACCAACAAGAAAACGCTCATCATCGTCCCTACTACGTCCTTGGTAGAACAGATGGTCAATGACTTTAACGATTATGGGTGGAATGCGGACGATCATGTGCATAAGATATATTCGGGCAAGGATAAAAATACGGATAAACCAATTGTTATATCAACTTGGCAATCAATCTACAAGTTCCCAAAAAGATACTTTGATGACATTGACTGTGTTATCGGTGATGAAGCACACCTATTTAAGTCGAAGTCCCTCACGGGAATCATGACTAAGCTACACAATGCCAAATATCGTTTTGGATTTACTGGAACACTTGATGGTAGCAAGACACATAAGTGGGTTCTAGAAGGATTGTTTGGAGATTGTGAGAGAGTGACTAAAACCGATGATCTGATTAAGTCTGGTTATCTTTCCAATTTTAGAATAAAAATACTTTTGTGTAAACACTCTCCTCAACATTTTAACACATACCATGATGAAATGGAATATCTTGTCGGGCATAGAGGAAGAAATAATCTTATTAAAAATCTTGTTCAGGATATTGAGGGCAACACCCTAGTTCTATTTAACTACATTGAAAAGCATGGTGAACCACTTTTGGAGTTGATAAATAATACCATAGACCCAGAACGAAAATTATTTTTTGTTCATGGTGGTACTGATGTAGAGGATAGAGAAGAAGTTCGACAAATTACTGAGACTGAGAACAATGCTGTAATTATAGCATCTTACGGAACATTCTCTACAGGAATTAATATTAAAAGATTACATAATATTATTTTTGCCTCTCCTAGTAAATCTCGTATACGAAACCTACAATCAATTGGTCGTGTACTCAGAAAGGGTGAAGGAAAAGACATCGCAACTTTATACGATATCGCTGATGATATTGGCGGTCAGAATTATACGCTTCGGCACTTGAATGAAAGAGTCAATATTTATAATGATGAAAACTTTAAGTATGAGGTTATTAGAGTAAACCTTAGAGCAAACTAATATGGAAGATGAATTCTATGCCACAGTAAAATTAATGACTGGAGAGGAAATAGTAGCTAAAGTAGTTTATCTAGAAGATGAAGACAAAGTGCTATTAGAAAACCCTCTCCAAGTGCTTGCTGCAAAGCAAAAGAAAGGGCAATTAGAAGTATCTGGTTTTTCTTTTATTGAATGGATCAGCGCATCTTTTGATAAAATGTTTATTATTAAACGTGATCATATAATGACCATGACTGAAATAGATCCTCTTATCCAAGACTTTTATGAAAAGACTTTACAAAGGATGGAGAATGGAAAGCAAGCAGGTGGAAGAGCAGGAAAGTTGTCTCGTGGTTCTGGGTATCTAGGATCTGTAACTGCAATGAAAAAATCTTTAGAGGATATCTTTAATAAAAGCTAATACCTTTTCCTGAACCTCTACAAGGTTAATTGTACTGAGGTTTATCAGGTTTGTCAAGCCCCCTTTACAAATCCATTTCGCTGTGCTAACATAAGTACAGATTATGGTATTAAACCATGGCACCTGCAGTAATGACCCGAAAAAAGACTGAATACTACGTCAACAACAAAGATTTCCTTGCTGCGATCACTGACTATCGGCAGAAGGTTCATGCCGCTAAAGAAGCAGGCAAACCTCGCCCACGAGTCACCAATTACATTGGTTCTTGCTTTCTTAAGATCGCAACACACTTATCATACAAACCAAACTTTGTCAACTACATGTTCCGTGAGGACATGATCTGTGACGGCATTGAAAACTGTCTCCAGTATATTGACAACTTCGATCCAGAAAAATCCAAGAACCCATTTGCTTACTTCACTCAGATCATTTACTATGCATTCTTGCGTAGGATCCAGAAGGAAAAAAAGCAACTAGAGATCAAAGGAAAGATCCTAGAAAGGTCAGGATATGAAGAAGTAATGCATACTGATAGCTATGATGGTAGTATGTCAGGTATGAATGCTTCTCATTCTGACATGGGTAGCATCAAAGAAAACATTGAAACTAAAATGAATCGCTGATGCCAAACCCCAATGCTTTATACGATGATATGGAGAAGCTCAATGCTCTCTATGAAGAACTCTGCTGGGATCATGATGATAAAATTGTGTTTACACATGATGGAAAACGAGTTATAATTTATAATGAAACTCAAGAAGAGGGAATTAGATTCAATGCTAAACGAACTAGAACGTAATTTAGCTATGGTGAGAATGATTCGTCTCTCATCAAATAAAGTACGTGGTAAATTATCCTTTGAATCTCTTGATTCAACATGGAAGGTTTCTAAACCAACTGGACAATTTTTACAATCTCTAATATTTAATTGTAATGAAACTTAAAGAAGGCGATCATGAAATTAACACAAGATATAATTGATAAGATCCAAGAAGCAATGCTACACACCAAAAAGAATGGTGATATGAATTGGTTGGATGGTGATGAGGTTGATGTATGTCTTGGTGGAACATTTGCTGGTGACAAGTTCATCTCTATCATCAATAGGACACGTAGCAATACAACTAAACAATGAAAATTGCATTGATTACTGACCAGCATCTAGATGGGCGGAAAGGTTCTGTAACTTTCTGGAATTACTTTCAGAAATTTTATGATGAAATCTTTTTCCCAACTCTTGAAAAAGAAGGTATCACCACAGTCATTGATTTGGGTGACACTTTTGACAACAGAAAATCTATGGACTTTAATATTTTCAATCGTATTAAAGTAAATTATTTTAAACGTTTAAAAGATTATACTGTCTATATGATTCTGGGTAATCATTGTACTTATTATAAAAATACAAATCAGATCAATTCTCCAGAACTATTACTGGAGCAATATAAGAACATAACGATTTACTCTAAACCAGATGAAATTACTCTGGGTAGTAAAAAGTTTTTGATGATGCCATGGATTAATTCTGGAAACAGAATTGATAGTGTAGAGTTTATGCAAAACTCTAATGCTGATATTATGTGTGGGCATCTTGAGTGTGATGGATTTGAAGTCACACCTGGTATGAAATTTGATGGTGGGTTTAAAGTTTCTGATTTTAAAAACTTTAAACGTGTTTGGTCTGGACACTTCCATCATAGATCAAAGAGAGGAAATGTCCAATACTTAGGTAACCCCTATCAGATGTTCTGGAATGATTACAAGGATAAGCGTGGGTTTCATATCTATGATACTGAAACTGATCGACTCAGATTTGTGGAGAACCCCTTTGAAATATTTGAGAAGCTCTATTACAACGACATCGAATCGGACTACAACCAATATAGCGTGTCAGATTATAAGGACAAGTTCATCAAACTTATCGTTGAAGAGAAACGGGATTACCAGATGTTCGAGACACTGGTTGATCGTCTTTACAACGTAGGTGCTCATGGTGTTAAAATTGTTGAGACTCTAGTTGACGCAGACAACATCGAAGATGCAGATCTTGAAACTAAAGATACAATGACTCTTCTCAATGAATACATTGATGAAGTAGAGATCGCCGTAGACAAGACAGATCTAAAGTCCCTTATGAGGACACTATATATTGAAAGCTGTAATGTCGTGTAATGTTTGTCTTAACAATACGAGATCACCCTGACGGTGTATATTCTGTGTTTGACGAATCAGAGAATAGGGTCATTCCTATTTTCATAGCTAACGATGACGCAGCAAGATATTTGATGATGATGCAAGCGGAGGCCGATGAATATCCTCCAATGCAGGTTGTGGAAATGGAAGATCATGTTATAATAGGAGCATGTCAAGACCGTGGTCAAAAATTTTCCATTATCACACCTGACGATTTTTTAATACCACCCGATGATCCAGATTAAATGATTATTTTTGAGAAAATTAGGTGGCGCAATTTCCTTTCTACGGGAAACGTCTTTAGTGAAATTGATCTAGAAGAAGGTAGAACAAATTTAATCGTTGGTAGCAACGGAGCAGGTAAGAGTACCATTTTGGATGCTCTTACTTTTTCGCTGTTTGGAAAACCTTTCCGTAAGATTAGTAAAGGATCTTTGGCCAACAGTATCAATGAAAAAGATTGTTTGGTTGAGATTGAGTTTCGTATTGGTAAGATAGAGTATAAAGTTATTCGTGGTATCAAACCTAACAAGTTTGAGATCTATTGTAATGGGCAACTGTGGAATCAAGAGAGTTCTGTAAACGAACAGCAGAAAAACTTTGAGCAGAATGTGCTCAAGATGAATTACAAATCATTCACGCAGATTGTTGTATTGGGATCATCTACATTTGTCCCATTCATGAAACTGCCTGGTGGTCAGCGTCGTGATATTATTGAAGACATTCTAGACATTCAAGTATTTTCTGTTATGAATGTTCTCCTTAAAGATAAGATGCGTGAGAACAATGATGAAGTTCGTGAGATTAATTATCAACTTGATCTTCTAAGGGACAAGATTGAATTACAGAAGCAAACTATGATTACTTTAGAGAAAAGGAATCAGGAAGAAATTGATCGTAAGGAAGAAAAGATATTTGCATATAGAAAGACTGAGCTACAAGGTACAGAAGATGTTCAGGAATTGACACAACAAATCTGTAATCTTAATAAAGAAATGCAGGACTATTCCAAGTCCAATGAAAAATTGAAGAAGTTGAACACATACTTGATCAAGGTGACACATAAGTTGAACACATGTAAGAAGGAACTTGAGTTCTTTGAGAACAACCATGTGTGTCCTACGTGTACACAAGACATATCAAAAGAGTTTCGTGATTTAAAACTAAGTGACGGTAAAGGTAAGGTCAGTGATATTAATGTGGGGTGTGAAGAACTTAGGTCAGCTATCAAAGAGGAAGAAGAAAGAAATGAAAAGTTTGTCACCTTATCACTTGAGGTTAATGAATTAAATACGACAGTATCTCAAACCAACTTCCAGTTAATGACAATCCGCAAACAAGTGGATTCACTTGAAGAAGAGATTAAAGAACTGCAAGGTGATAGTGTTGACAAGAAAGCAGAGTATAATAAACTAGAAACTCTTATCAAGGATAAGAAAGATCTGGGTAAGCAGCAAGCTATTTTGAAATCTGATCGTGATGTTCTTGCAACAGCAGGTCAACTCCTTAAAGATAATGGTATTAAGACTAGGATTATCAAAACCTATCTTCCTACTATGAATAAGTTAATTAACGAATTCTTACAAAAGATGGAGTTCTATGTCAATTTTACCCTTGACGAGAACTTTGATGAGATAATTAAATCCAGATACCGTGATGTATTTTCCTATGATTCGTTCAGTGAGGGAGAAAAAGCTCGTATTGATATCGCTCTTCTACTCACTTGGCGCAGTATTGCTAAGCTTAAGAATAGCGTGGATACTAACCTCCTCATACTCGATGAGATCTTTGACGGATCTCTTGACCAATCTGGAACATCTGACCTAGGATGGATCTTACGTAACTTTGATGACACTACAAAAGTGTTTGTCATCAGTCACAAGCAGGGTATGGACGATAAGTTCGACCGTACTATCTCTGTGGAGAAGGTCAAGAACTACTCAACCCTCAACGTGACAGTTAACGAAGTGACACACGGACTGGTTGGCTAGTCCGTTTCTTTGTTATGATGTATACATCAGACACAGAGACA